TTGCAAAGTCTCATAAGTTCAAAAGAAAGATAATCTTCTAAATCTACGAAAGTTGTTTTCCTACCCGACTTACTGAAAGCTGTCTTGCACCATGCGATATCATCACTGAAAATATACAGATCTCCGCTTAACTTGTTTATCGCATCTGCATAATAACTTCCCGGTAAAATAGGCCATAATCCTATATAATCCCCCCTGCGAACATGAACGGCAATAGATTCGGTATTTCTTATTTCATCTGCAAGTTGAGAGAATCTCTCAGTTTTTACTTCGTCTCTCAGTGAAAGTTCATCCTGTAGTTTTGGCAATAATTCTTTGATAAATTCAAATCTCTGCCAGTAACCCTCGAAGTCTTTATTGTCTAATGTGAATATACGCTCATCATACGGGTTATGCCCTTCGATGTTTGAATCCCTGTTTTTTATAAAGTCCAGTGAGTAATGCCTGAAATCGTCTAATTTTATATTCGCCTTGAATTTATCCATCCTGTATATTCTGGGAAACTTAGTACTTGCTGGTCCTCCGTTGTATTGCTTGAACCATGTCAGATCATAAAACACTTCCACGCCACGCCCTTCGAACATCCTGCCAAAAGCATACTGGAATAACTGATTCCCTATTCCACCCATTAGCCTTACTACGTTCATCCTTTCACCTCCAGATACATTTCATATTCCTTTGCCATTCTTTTGTAAATCCTTTGTCTTATGTCGTCTGTTAATACGATATTTTCATAGTTCGGAGATGTATTCAGGTGGTGAATATCATACCTTCCCCATCCCATCAATCCTGCGAGTTTCTTCATATCTTCGTTGTACCGATCTGTTATGCCAATGAAAAGGAAATCTTTAATAGTATAATCACCAAAGTACCTGTCAAAATTATTAGCAAAGAAATCAAACTGTTTACTATCTAAAAAAGCTAAGAATTTCCGGTTGTCTGGAGTTTTGTTTCTCGGTTTTGCTGAAAATCCATATTTTTCATAATTGTAATAAGATAATACCCTTTCCGCAGGATCACGAAGCCATGTGATTATCGGTGCATCCGGAAACATATCTCTGTAAGGTTTAATGCTGAAATGCCCATGAATAATTTCTATCTTACCGTTATCGCCTTTCATTTTGACGTTTTTATTTAAATGCGCTCCATGATAATGAAATAATATATGCCCACGATACAACTTTGCCAATGTATGCCGGAAAGAAGTACCCCCTGTTTTTCGGTAGTGAAGTGATAGTATCATTATTTAGAATGATTCTTAATAAGATATTTTATCCATTCCCATTTTGATTTAATAGCCCATATCAAAGCAGTCTTTGTTCTAATTTTCATCTTTCCATTTTTTAAATAGTTTTTTTTGTTCTATTGTGATAGAAGATTTGTTTCGTACAACTTTTAGTGTCCTGCTTGTTAAATGAACGACCCTTGCATGAAGGACTAAGATGTGTTTTATCCCTGCTCGCTTTAACTGCTCTCCGTAAATATTATCTGAATACCAGAAATTAACGCTTTCATCCAGTTTGAATTTATTAAATACTTCACGCTTTACAACGATGCACCATCCCAGCAGGATCTTCTCGACCTGGTATCCTTCAATAATTCCCATCTTTAAAGATGTTTTATTATTCGGCGATGCCGACATATACGTCTCGCCCATCGCCTCAAGTGTCTTCGTAAGCCAAAGCCTATCAAAAAGAAGATCATTATTACAAATGGCCACAACATCAGAGTTACCATATTCTAATCCTAAGTTTACACATTTATTGTAGTTAAAAGAGAAATTATAAGTGATCGTCTTCACCCCTTTGAATCCTGTTGTATTCTTATTCCCATCGACAACGACTATATTAAACTTCATGTCCTCGCTTGCGATAAGACTGTCGATAGTCTTTTGAGTCATTATCTTTAGGCTTGCATTTGTCGAGTCCGCCGGTATTATAACGTCTATCATAGTATCTCGATTAAACATCGTATCTTCCCGGGATGTGTCCAATCCTATACCCTCCACCACCAATATATTTAAAGTTTGTGCTCCAGTTCTTCAGATTCTGTATCGCCACGTAATCATGATTGTATGATCCTTTGTCGGGCCATATATTTACTTTCTTATGTGCTAAATTTGAAGTGCCACACATACCACGTTTATTCACATCGCATTTTCTTTGTCTCCATCCTGAGTTATTTGAATAAACCCAGTCGTCAAACCATACCCAGTCATTACTATCGAAAAACGTTAGTATTTTCTCACAGTGATTTTTGTCCATGTAATCATCCACGTCCATATAACAGATAATTTCTCCTTTGGCTTTATCTATCCCGGTATTTCTCGGAGCACCTGCCCAAAGTGTACGATGATTGATCAGGTATCCCGAAAATTGTCCTTCGTAGTGTTTGTTCATTATATCTACTGTCTTCTGGCATCCATCGGAAATAACTACCAGCTCAGCGGGAATAGTCTGCGAAAGAACACTATCAACGGCCCTGCGGATCTTCTGCTCCCTATTCTTTGCAGCACGACTGTAATCAGCGAGATAAGATGCCATAACTACTGATAACATACTTCTATATTTTTTGCATCAAACACACAAACCTCACTCCATCGCTCAATGACTATCCCGTCGTATCCCTCAGAAATAAGCGTGTCTGTTATCTCATCTCGTCTTTGCTTCCAGTGCTTGAATCTTCTAAGATAGTCCATAAAAGGGTTTTTAATGTCTATTCTCACCTTTACTACTTCACCGTATTTCTGAGCCTGATCCAACCGACTTGTGGCATAGAATCCACGTGCAAACTTCATCCGGCCCATTCCTGAAAGAAACATATCATTATTGAATCCCTCCTTTAATAATCTTTCTTTGTTATGTGTACCGTGATATAAGATTTCATTCATCTTCGCATAATTCAGGTCTCGTTTCACAAGCTAACTCCTGAGAAATATATCTGATCGAGTGTCTGCAGTTCCATCGGCCCCGATCTATCAATGGATTATAACCTTCTTTACTCTTTCCTGGCAGCGTGGGATCGTCTTTCCATGTTTCAGTTTCTTCAACAGAGAAAACTTTACCTGCCCTATCAATACAAAACTGCCTTGAAGTATCTTTGAGCGAACCCATGTAGATAAAATGTTTCAACCCTAAAGAATCAGCAAAGGTTTTGTTGATAGCACTGTCCACCTGGTTATAAGTATCAAAAGCAAACTGTTTGTAGTATCTCTGAAGCGTACCCTCGACTAAATCATTGCCTACTATCAACTCTTTCATTCCCTTTAGGTACTCAGAATAATTCTTTTGCCCCGCCACCGAGTTTATAACATAGTTCTTTATCTCTTTGCGAACCTCTGCATTCTGTGATAACGAGTCGAGATAACTATCTTTTAGTATACGCCCTGATTCGCTTATACCTATCCGTTCAGAAATATACCCAAGTCCTTCAGCAATGCTATTCAGTTTACTTTCAGAAAATCCCATCCCTTTGTAATAGTCAACAGAGAAATCAGTTACTTTCAGCATCCCGGTAGCGAACTCCTTAAGGACTGACTTCTGGAACTTGAAATTAAACTTATCCATTATCTCCTCGAGTTCACGGGCGAGCCTCATATTATACTCATTGACTACAATCAGCCCGTCCTTAACTTGGAATCTTCCCACGTAATCGCCCATGATCATCTCAAGAAGTCTTCGCTGCATAGTAGATACTTCGCCCTCTAAAGACTTCAGCTTACTATCGATGTAGTTTTCTTTACGCTGGTAAAGGTTCTTCAGTTCCTGTTTCTTCATTAAATTCTTGTGTCTTCTGTTCGTCCAGTTCGCCTATCAGCCCCTCAACTTTAACTTTAAGGATCTCCCATTGCTTATTACGGTCCATAATATAGAAATCCGATGTCTCAAGGTCGATCTCATTAAAAATATTCTCATAGTTCTCGAATAGCACCTTATAGAACTTTGTCGTATTTCCTGAAGCCATAATCGACATCTTCTGCTCGTTTGTCTTTCCCTTGAACGGCTTGAAAGAGTCTTTAACTACCCACCTTCTGAAATCATCCGGGGAGTTAGCAAAGATATTTCTCATAATATCGGCCTGTATCTCATCGAGGGCGTGCTCGTCTGCTCCACTTTCAGATGCCATTTTTAAGTCTCCGTAAAGCTCAGTCGTAGTCTTCATCTTGAAATCTTTATCAAAGTGAAAACTATAAATAAGCGATGTATCCATGTCTGTAAGTGCGGAGATCACACTAACATAGAACTCCCACAGTTGAGCGTAGCGCGAAGCAAAAGGCCAGAGTGTATCATAGACATTCTGCAGGTCTATATTCTTCCCCGTAGCGGTTTCAGCCACTTCTTCACGGGTAAAGATATCAGAGTTAAACATTGTCTGCTTTGCCTTCCATGTCAACTTCTCGATATATTCATCCAGAAAGTTTAGTATGTCAATAGGAGGAGTGATATATCTTACAATATTATCCAAAGATAACTGCTCTTCTTTTGCTTCTGGAAGGTGAACAATAATAACATCCTGAGCCGATGTGTGAGGCAGCATTCCCATACCTTCACACTTCTGGCAGATGGATCTTATCGTCTTCCCTGTTTTTTCGTCTGTTGTGGTAACATATCCTCCCAGGCATTGCTCGTTATCGCAGCGCATACCGGTTATGATCTTTTGCGCAAAAGCATGAAGGCACATTGACAGGTCCAGTTCGGAGTTGGCTTTGATAGTCTTCTCTAAAAGTGGAACGGTATCCCAATATGGACTAACATAGGTTTCTCCATCGGTTGTCAGATCTCTTTTATATCCTATTCTTTCACCCGGAACGACTTTTAAATCATACGGTGTTGGTTCGGTGAGTTTGTACATATTATCCTCAAAGCGTATATACCAGACTCCGCCAATCTTTAGCCATTCATCTTTTACGAGATAAGCCCATATCTCCTGATCCCACATCTGCTTTAAGATAAAAGCAGCGTTTGTATTGTAAAGTGTGGTTTTAGTTCCCTTCTTTTTCTCTTTGCCCTGATCATATTCGTTCTCCTGCTGAACACAAAGATATTGAAGTACCTTATTTATGTATTCATACATCACGGCCATTTTACTATTAGCCTCAAATGGATAAGGAGAAAGATGAACCTTGTCCGGGTCAAAATCCTTGAACTCGACAATCATAAAAGCGTTTGGGTCTACGTTGTTCAACTCAGTTAGCCTCGTCTCCATCCACTGATCCAGTGAATCCGTCCCCCAGAATTCATCGAGGATAGCCTCGAACTGTTTAGTTTTCTCTGATGTGTTATCGTCTTCGTACTTTATAACCCGTGTTATTGAGTTGCTACGTGGGACCTTATACTGAACATCAATAAGATTCTTAACAACCGTCGGAACGATATGTTTGGTTATCCGTACCCGTTGCTCGAACATCTCCTCTGATTCCCTGGGTTGGAACTTCTGCAGTTCCTTTTCAAGCCCTTCCCCTGTAGTGAGCCGGTAACACTTATCGGCTACATCAATCGTTCTCTGATAGTTCTTGTGCCGTTTCTTATCCCGCACAACATCTGTTAAAATCTGCAATGCTTTATCTCTGGTCATTGCTGGTGTTTTCGCTTCCATTATTTAAACTCCTTATTATAAATGTCTTTAAGAATTTCACAGTTAGTTAGGAGATAATCTAAACTATCTCCGGTGTGTCCAAGTGCTTCGTAGGTTTGCCCTGTCAGCTCGTCTTTTACTTTCTCTTTTAGTTTGTGCCCCGTTGCATCTTCTTTAGTAAACTCAAGATCCCGGATAGTCTCTTTGCATTTCTTATCTATTAATATTCTTACCGGGTATTTCTCATCAAAAATATTGTTAATAAACTGTCTGCGAGAACTTACAGATGGATTGCGATAAGGCACTCGCTTTGAATAGTTATTAAGATAATTCCTTAGACTGTTCTCTACTATCTGATAATCATTAAGTCCTCTTGTGTCCTGATTCTTACCGGTTGCGTCGCCGTAATAAAATAGCCCGTGTTTTAGTTTACTCGAATAGTGTCTTTCAAATTCCTGACATAGCTTTTCGGTCTTATTCAGTGGACTCTTCAAACAGAACTCATCAATCTGCCTTAAATAAAGATTATCTTTCCTTTGCACCTGCCAAACTGTCATTGTAATATAAGGCACCACATTAAAGTCAAATGCAATATGAATCGGAAGTCCTTCAATGTAAGGAACGTCCCCGGTGTGTGTGATGCGATCAAATGAACTGTAAAACTCACCCCCGGCTCTTACGAAAGGATTGGCGAAGATCAAACGCTTACCGGATTCTTTGAGTTTGCCGTTGCGGTCGGTGTGTTCATTAATAAGCTTTTCAATATACCCTTCTGTTAGATTGTGCTTATTGTGATATATAGAACAGATAATTATATTCTTATTATCAACTATCCTGTGAAAATATTTATCCTTATCATAGATAACATCGTTAATATCTTTAACATAATCATCCAGCCGGAACCAGTCGTTTATCCATGCCACCCGTGCCGGTGTTGTCGAGATATACATCGGGCAGACATCTTTACCGTCTATCTTTATTCCGGGTTGCCTTAACCGGTGAAGAATAACCTCCTTAACTGCCTCTTCCTTTGTCATCCAGGTTTCGTCGAGTATGGCCCATGATACCTCGATTCCTGAAAGTGCCTCATAGTTGTCAAGGCTGGCAATAAAAACAACCGTGCCCCAGCGGAAAGAAATGATATTATTATAGTTCTCGAAATTGTGATATTCAACATTGAAATCAGGCGGGGGCTTTTTGCCTATCACGTAATGTCCCTGCTTTAGTTTGTCGTTATACTCGAATACCCCTATATCTTTCCATACCTCCCTTATCCTGAACATAGTGGATTTTGACAGCTGGTCGTATGTATTTGCACATATTATGCCCCTGCATTGTGGATACTGCGAAATGTATTTATAAGAAATTAGTCCGTCCCCGAAAGTCTTACCGCTGCCAGTCCCTCCCATGAACAGGTTAAAATCACTGCCCGAAGTGATGTAATCCATTTGGGGTTTACTGACTGTCTTTTCCATTAAGTTTAATTATGATCTGTGGCGGTGGGCCGGGTTGTATCTTTTCACCATCAGTTGTAATGTCCGTCCTCTGAAGTTTCGGTTTGAAATACTCTATGAACTTGTCAAATACCAAAAGGAATTTATCATCGTCCATCTCTGCTAATATTCTTTGTGCTTTTTCCGCCCCGGCTTCAGCTATGTATTTCCCAAGTTCTTCCCATGCCTGATTCTTTTTA